TGTTCTCGCACAATTTACCCCCGTAGGTGTGGGTCTTGCCGAAGGAATGGGTCTGAGAGTTTTGTGTGAAATAAACTATCTGATTCTCCTCAATTCTCGGTTTGTAGTAAGCCAAACGTCGCTTAGAAGGGAGCTCACAGTACACAACTTCCCGACCTCGCATAAAACGCACCGGACCGCATTTATGATTCTTCCCTTTCCTCAACGTAGCCATCGCCGCCCTCTCCAAATCGTACCAGAACGACACGATCTGCTTGTTGCTCTGCCGGTAGGTTCTGACCGCTTTCTCTGCCAATTCAGGAGTGACTTCGATGCCGAAAGAAGAACACGTCGCAAAGAATCTGTCCGGGCCCATACCATACCCACAAGCCAACACCGCTGTCTTCCCTAATTGTCTCTCAGGTTTGTCCTTCTTTGTCAAGTTGGGATCGTGATATATTTCCTTTGCCATTTCCACGTAAGCATCAGCGCCTTCTTCAAAGAGCCTAAGCGCTTTCTTCTCCCCGGCTAACCACGCGAGAACGCGGGCTTCGATAGAAGCATAATCCACAACGTAGAGAAGATTGCCTTCCTCTGCGACAAACAACCCTCGGATACACGTCGATAATGCTCCTATCGGGTCATCATAAAACGCACCATAGAAGGAAGCATCTTTCTGTTTGATAAGCTGAATGCACACATCAGGGTCAACGGCAATCCCTCTCGGAAGATTCTGTAGCTGAATCGTGTGGCTCGTCCACCGCCCTGTACCCGCCCCGTGATAGATGAGATAATTCCTCACCCTTTGGTCATCATTGACGGCATGACGGGCTTTATCGAATTTAGCTGCTGATGATTTCCCGAAGTTTAATCTCAACTGCACAATCTCTTGGGCTTCCTCATCCTGTATAAAGGGAAGCTTCTCAAGCAACTCCGGGCTAGAAATAGTCTCAAGATCAAGACCATACTCGTGGTTGAGATAATTCTTCAATCGGACTGTTTGTTTAAGTGAATAAAACTTTCCCCCCGTAATTTCTTTAAGGCGCTGATTTGCTTGGTGAGTTAACTCACCGGAAATATACGCTGCACTCTTGGCTAAGTCGAGATCAATTTTGATCCCACGCTCGTTAATCTTTTGGGTCAATTCAAATACTCCCTGCTCATACTCACTGAGTTTAGGAAGGCGATTAAAGATAGCCCTCTCAACCTCAACGTCAGTCGCGCAATAGTCAAGCATTTCCTTCATTTCTTGCTCATCCATTTCGTGATACTCTCCGTCACGATTAGGGGAACAAAAACGGTTAATCAAGCGCATTCCCATAGGGTCTTTTTGGTAATCCAACTGCAAAGCTTTTGATGCTCTATCGAGACTTCCGGGGAGTCCATGACTTTGGGCTAATGCCATAGTACAAATGAACTTCGCCCCGGCGAGTCCTACCTCGTTAAAGATAGCAGACTCGAAAGCAGCATTGTGAGCCACGAAGATGGCCCCACCGTGTTTTAACTCTAAAAGGGGAGTCACGTCACTTTGCGCGACGCGCACGATGGGACCGTCTTCGATAGCATAGCAATAACATAGGATTTCCGTAGACTGGTCTCGGCAATATGCACCTGAGCCGCACTTCTTAATGTCAATCTGTGACCGTGTTTCTAAGTCTACGAAAACATACATTATAGATCCTCAATTTCACTTGGTAAGTCATCGAACTCGTTTTCGGCGACTACTCTTGATACAAGAGGTTCGTCGTCCCTGAGTTTCTGTATTGAGCGAATCCCTACAGAAACACCCGCTTTGCCGATGTCTTTACGATCATACGTGTAAAAAGTGATAACGGCACGCGCCCAACAACCGGCGTAAAATTCTTCCGGGTCTTCGATGGTTTCCTTCTGGCGATCAATTAACGGCGGCTGGTACTTACCGGCCTTCGCGTTAAGATACCAGCACCCTTCTCGCTCTGCACGATCAGACTCATCCCCGTCGAGAATTGGTAAAGCGAGGTTCTTAGGTATTTTCTTACCCCATTTCTCAAGGATAACCGTTTGGATTTGTGCTTCTAAAACTTTCATGTCCGTCGAAGCCTTCGGGAACATGAAACCGCATCCGTACTTTCCGGAAAGTTGTGACTTCTCGAATACGTTCGGGAAGGACACCCTAAATTCCGGGGTTAACATCGCTCCATCTTCTTTGATTGTGAATTTGTTCATTTTCCTGTTCTCCTGTCTTTGATTGGTTTTGATTGGTTTATGCTTCTTGATACAGAATTTCAATTCCGTACTTTGAAGCTACTTCGTGTTCGATCAAACAACCTCTTGCTTCTTCCCATCCCGGCACAAATAACACAGAGGTACACTTGCTCATGCTCTCTAGCGATTTAGCTAAAAAGCATATTGGTATCTGTAAGACACCACGTTCCTTCATGTTTTCTTTCTTGTACCACTCGTCGGTAAAGAGAGTGTTGACGACCTCATACCCTTTATCCTCTAGGTATTTAACCGCCTTATCTCTTGCCGCGACGATTTGTTCGTCTGTCAACCCTTTCATTGGCTGACTCAGCATCGCTTTTTTCATTTTTCTCCTTGTCTAATCATAGTCTGCTTTTACGTTTATTTGTAAAGGGTCGCCTTTAGCTGAATCAGGGACTAATTTAACTGCCGTCTCTGGCTTATAAGCATAATCAGCTATCTTATCCTTCCCTATTAGTTTCTCCAACTTCGCCGGTGATTTCAACTTCGGCTTCTCGAACAACTTATCCCCGAGGTCAGCAAAATCCTCCTCGACGGATGCTTCTGATTGCCACTTGCGATGACCATACCCTTGTACCAACTTAAAACCGGGGATGTCCTCGCCCGCGAGCATCAGCTCTTTGGCTCGGGCATTCACAGCGTTCATCCACGCTGTAATAAACTCAGCCTTCTCCAACACCATTTGAATCTTGCTGATAGACAACTTATCCGGCGCGATCGGACTATCGAAGTCACGAGCAACAATCTCGTGAGCCATATTATCGGCAGCAGGGCAATCGGCAAATGCGGGGCAAAAAGACTTCTTACACCACGCACCGGCAACGCGCACCGCTTTCTTCTTCAATGCTTCATCAGCACTCACGATAAGCTCGTACTTAAACTTCTGGTACTGCTCGTGGGTCACAGCGTATCGGGAAGTACCATTCTCTTTTCGTGGTTGGCAGATGATGACCTCACCATGCTCCACGTCCTCACCTTCCCAAGCACACGTTAGGTAGAAAAGCCCTTGCTTGTTCTCCCAAGCGTTTACCTTAATACCCGCGCCATACTTGAAGTCCATGACCTTAATCCACTCAAACGGCTTTATGATAACAACGTCAGAAGTACCGAATAGGTGCTTGTTTTCCTTGGATAAGTCAACACGCTCCTCGATTTTAATGACGCACCCGGGGTCGGCTTCCTCCGCAACAAGTTGAAGGAATTCCATTACAGCGTCAACCATTTCCTCGGTGATCTCAATTTCAAAATCACCTTGCATAACAGTGTCTCCTATTTTCTTATCAAGAGATTCCCTAACTTTAGGGCTTAACGCTTTTCCGAGGACACCGCTTATTTGCTTACGGGGGTATATCATTTCTAACTCATTAGCGATAATGCCGTGAGCGACTGTACCTTCCGCCGCGTACTTCGATTCCTCGTTCTTGTACTTCTTAACTGCCTCAACACTTCCGGGGCAATTCCACCACCGCTCACAGCTTGAAGCACCGAGGATTGAGTGTTCCAAGGGTGCTTTAGGCACTGAGCACCTCCTCAAACTGTTCTGCAACGGCTTGAAGCTCGGCTGGTGTTAAGTCAGCGAGTTTCTTTCCTGCACCACCAACACCCTCGATGATCTTGACACAAGCATTCTTGCCATTCACACCGTCGGCTTTGGTGATAGCTGCCGCTAATTTCCTAACGTCACCGATAGATATGCCGGCTTCCGTTTCCTCTGGCTCAGGGTCAGCTTCGGGCTCAGGCGCTTCCGTAGTACGATCGCCACCGATTGCAGCGGGGTCAATGGTTTGCACCGGATGAGCGATCTGTTCTTCGCAGATGGCTATTAAAGCTTCGACCTTCTCGATTAACTCATCAACTTTTTCCTCTAAATACTTTTTCTTTGGCATTTCTGTCTCCTGTTTTGTGGTTTTTAGTGTTTTGTTATCGTTTAGTATTATGTTTATGTTCTGCAATTTCCATTCCAACAGCTTCATCATCTTTGATTCAATGGTGTCGCGAATCGTCAGAATATACGCGTTAACCGGCTTTGTTTGCCCCATACGTTCAAGACGACTGATACATTGATCCATGTCTTTAGGCAACCAAGAGGGTTCAACGAATATGCAAGTTGAAGATGCGTGTTGTAGTCCGTCGATTCCCTCACCGGCTGCTTCCATTTGCCCTAAGAATACCCGATGCTTAGGGTCAGTCATAAACTTTTCAACGATCTCTGTTCTCTTTTTGGCTGGGACCGAGCCATCGATTACCAATGGGTCGTACTTCTTAAACTTGTCTTGAAGGTATCGGCGCACCTCTTTGTGATAGAAGAACACCACGACCTTATCTTCTTCAAGTCTATCCTCGATAAAACCAGCCGCGTCTTTCAGCTTATGTTTTGCGACTGCCCGCCTGATTCTTGAGATTTCACCCATCTTAAAGTGCTCGGGGTCTCGATCACCAGCCAATGATACCGTTTCTTCTTCCTCTAATTCAATCAGCCTTCTCACAGCAGGGGTGCAATCAAACTCAATATGGGTGATGATGCGCTTGGGCAATTCCTTCAACACCTCGCCCTTTGTACGGCGCAATAAGAAGTCACCTATTTTCTCCCCTAACTCTTTCAGGTGGGTCGCGCCTGTTGTGACCAAGCCAAATCGCCCCTGATAAGCCCCACAGTAGCGATACGCGAAGGTAAGATACTTGTCATAAGGCTTAAATTCTCCATTCATACACCGGGCAACGAGAGGGTAAAGGTCGATAGGGCGGTTTGTAACTGGTGTTCCGGTCAAGAACCACATCCTTCTGCACCTTCTTATCAAACCAAACTTGCCCAAAACCTTCTTTGTCCTGTTGGCTTGTGGGTTTTTAAGCCGGTGGCTCTCATCATTGATGATGACATCGAACACCATAGCCGACAATTTATCGTGAAGCGCCTTTCTGATGACCAAATCGTAGTTAACAATAACTACCTGAGTCTTTGGCACAGGCTGAGTCGATTTATCAATGATGCCAATAGAGTATTTCTTTGGCGTCCATTTATCAAATTCCTTTTTCCAGTTGTATTTAACTTGGGCAGGGCAGATGACAAGGATTTTCTTTGCCTTGATCTCACCACAGGCAAGAATGGCCTGCATAGACTTCCCGATTCCCGGGTCATCAGCTAACAGGGCATACCTCTTGTTTGACAGGAACTCGATTCCTTCTTTTTGATATTGTCTTGGCTTTAGCATCGTCTTGTCTTATTTTTGTTCTATTGTAATCGCGATAATTCTAAGGTTTTTGTCTTTAGTGTTTCTCGTTCTCTTATGGCGAATATCATCAATAGCCTTGCACACATCAAAATTGATGTCCTTAACTTCGTCTTTGTGTACTGGAAATTCAATGGTCAATTTCATAAGAATTGCTCTACCGGTTTAGTATATTTGCTCGTTCTCTTGTTTCTGATGTCAATTAACCTCTCGAAGCCCAACCTCACCAATATGTTGGAAATTCTGGATGCTTCGTAGCTCGTAATCTTCGCACTCTTGCCCTCGAGAGCATTTACATACAATTCGCTCGGTAGTATGACACACGCATCACCTTCGATATAATCGGAGTAGTTGTTATCAATAAATTGCTCAACAACCTCAAACCACGGATCTTCTTGCTGCCTTTTGATAATCTCGCGCTCGATAAGCAGCTGAGTTTCTCTATCAGGTACGTGAATATCTTCCCCGCGTTTGTAATAGTAGTAGGCTTCCGCCCAAAGTTGATCTCGGTCATCACGGAGTTTTAGCACGTCAACAGTTTCTATTGGCACAGGCCAAAATCTTCTGTTGCCCGTAGGGTCTCTAAGGTATCCCTGATTTTCCGGATTGATCGTGCCAATAAAAATACATTGGCGCGGAAAAGATTGAACAGTCCTGCCGTATGCCGGTCGCATCTTGTCCACTTGGCGCGTGATGAATGCTTTCAAATTTTCAACGGCTGATTTGGTCAAGACACTCATTTCAGCCAACTCAATAATCCAATGCCCTTGCAATAGCGCGATAGAATCCTTATCCCTAACGTCAAAATGCGCGTCAGAGAACCATGGTGATGATAACGTGGCACACAATAGCGATTTACCTATGCCTTGCTTTCCCTCTAATACAGGCACGTGGTCAAACTTAATGCCGGGGTTAAATATCCTTGCAACCGCCGCGATCAACATTTTTCTACCAACAAACCGCGTGTAGCGTGTGTCAGGCGCGCCACAATATACCGATAGCCAATTATTCAAGATAGGATTCTGCGTATCAAAAGTTATGGAATTGAGGTAATCTTTGACAGGGTGATAGCTTTTGCGCTTGCTCTCCGCGTGAACAGTTTCGTGAATCATATTTATGTTCGCTTCAAAAGCGTGGTTATCTGATATGTACTGCGCTAATTGAATCGCATCAGAATCATCCCACGTCGCCCCTTCTTTGCGCCAAAGAGGTCTCTTGGTCAACTCGATAGTATGAGAAAAATCATTGAATTGAAAAAGATTCCGGCAAGGTGCCGCGGGTATCTTAAATAGAATGTTGCTTAAATTATTGCGCGTGATCTTGTAAGAGCCGTTCTTAAACTTATCCCATCTTCCGATCTTTTCGGTCGGTTCGTTCTGTGGCGGTTCGTCAAAATCCGCTTCAACACCCACCGCGCCCAAAGGTAGATGCCCAAAAGCATAGGAATTTTCAACCTTTTGGGTCATATCAACAACATCCCACTGAGGAACACAGCGCGGATTAAAGTGTTGGAGCATTATTTCGAGAGTTTTATCCCGCGATAACCCCTTGCCTTTGCCGACACAAGCGACGTTATACGTCCGCGAATCACCATTTTGGTTTTCGATAGCCGGTTCGGTCGTCTGGCAAAACTGTATGAATGCTTTGATATTTGAAGCGTGGTTGCTTACCAGCCCTTCCTTAACAATATCAACGCGGTCTTCCCTAATAAGCAGGGCAAGAAGGACATTTGGAATCGGTGCTAAGTTCGCGGGCGTACCATTATGAATAGAGTACGCGCCTTCGGGTTTCTTCGGCATGATACGATAAGACCCTGCGGCCATTATCCATCGATCCTTAAATTCAAGCCCGGGATAGTCCTTTAGGTGTTGCTTAACTTTCATATTCTCAGGCTTCGAGAAATAAATATGATAGCCCTTTGAAGGTGTAGCAACAACAAAGGTATTGCTCATCAGCGTTTTGCCGTCGATTTGAAGGTCTTTGAACAATCGGCTTAAAGGTTTATCGCCCGGCTTGAATGCCCTGCGGTCAACATCAATTACCATAATCCTGTGGGATAGTATCGCCTGATAATTCGCGGTCGCGGGTCTAAAAGAAGGGTCGTAAGGTGTGTTCTGGAAGCCCTTCTTAGCCGGTAATGTTGTGTTCCCGATGCATGGGGTCAACATTATACCGGCTTTGATGTAGAGGGCTAAAACTTGCGCATCTTGTGTTGTTTTAGAGGTCATCCACTTCCTTGTTAGAACTCATTTTATTTAGGTGTAGGTCTATGTCTTGTTTGTTGTATAGTGTCTTGTTCACGTTATCTTTGTAGCGTCTGACTTTACTTCGTGCTAGAAGATGATAAACGTGTTGTTTTGTGGTCATGAATATATTAAGCAACTGCTCAATAGTATAAACGTCGTCATACCCTAAGCCGGAAGGTTCAAAATGAGCAAAGCCCTTTTTAGCAAAAAGACCATCAAGGTCTTGCTGAGCAAAATAGAGCCGTCCGCCTAATTTTCGTTTTGGTAATTTTGATCTGTAGTAGAATTGCCTGAAAGACGCGGTATTCTTGCCTAAGAATTGTGACGCTTCCTCAGTGTTTAGGTAGGTCTTACCTTCATATTTAATCATATTCCAAACTCCCCTTTTAGTGTTAGCAATATACTGCTAATACTTTGTTTTGTCAAATAAATTTTTTCTAGGCTATTTGTCGTCGAGCGTAGAATCTATAACACCATTTCTAACATCAAGCAAAACCTCGCGCGCGATCAGCGCAACTGGGTAGTCCTCACCCATAGCACTGATTTCCACCTCGATTTCATTATCAAGTATCGCTAGGATTTCCTTCTGGATTGCTTCTTTCATCAGCTTGTCTCCTTTAAGGTTAAAGCCCTCTCCACTTCCAGAATTTTCGTGAGAGGGTCGTCATCTTCGATTTGCCCAAAGATTATATCAAAATAATAATCCCTTAATTCTATCAGCGCATCCGCGCCCATGTTCTCAAAATCAAGAGAATCATAAAACGTAATAGGATTAAGGCGGTCTCTTTGAATCTGGTAAATCGTCACATCATTGAGACCGGCACACCAACGGCAAGATAAATGTTTGCCGTCAGCGCGGTAGTCCTTTGTTGTTGCCTTGAAGTAATTACAATAATCACATTTGATTTCTTGCACTTCCATTTTTACACCACCTTTCCTAAACATTCCGTACATTCATTTTGTATGCCGTCGGGGATAAATTCTTCCCCGCACAGCATACAACTTACACCTTTGCCAATAACAAGATCGACAGGGTTTCCATTTTCATCCTTCCACTTCCACTCGAAAACCCTATCGTCTTGCATATCGCAAAGGTCTTGTTCTGATAACGTAACAATAACCTTTACACTTTTCGACATAAGACAATTTTCCTTTCCGTAATGGTTTGAATATCGCAACGGAATTTCTCCGCGCCTATTCTGGAACAAAGGGTGTTTACCTTACCTTGCCCTTCCATTAGCCCTAGCACTTTAGCCTTCTTGCGAAGATCAAGCGCGTCATTGTCCTTCTGTGGCTTCATTTCCTTCGTGGTCGCGCCAAACTTGGCACTTCCGCATCCATTTCCAATAGTTAAGTACCGGAAAGACGCTTTGGCAGGGTCAGTATCAATGAATTTTGCCACTTGCTTGACCGCCTTGCGTATTAAGGAAGGGGAAGTCGCATCCAAAACAATTTCCGCTTCCAGTCCTGATTTGATTTCCGATAGTGTTTGCACACCACATTTGCGCATCCTCACCGGCACAACAACTCTTTGCCTACGGATAGGCATACCGAATCGAATACGGCAACCTATAATGTCAACCTTCTTTAATTGTGGCAGTACATCCTCAACGTGTATGCCGTCGATACAATACTGAACTGCATTTTTTACTTCCTTCTTCGGTGCTGATTTTTTCATTTTCTTCTCCTTGTTTGGTTTTGGTTTATGCTTCCTTGTAGCAAGTCAAAACAACTTCTGTGATTTGGTCGCGTACTTCTTGAGTAAGACACCTAATTGTGTCATACCATTTTTGGTCTTTGCTTTGTTCACGTGGCATTGACACAAACAATCCGTTTTTGCCACTCATGACGCGTACACCTTTAATCAAAAGCACATCATTGATAATAATATCAACGAATGCCTTTAGTGGTCGGTCAGTTTCAAAGCGGTACATCCTTTGCACTTGCACATCCATAACAGCATCACCCACAATCATGGGCGGTTTTGGTTTGTATTCCTTATCGAAATACGCGGTCAATGCTTCGCGGATGATGCACAAATTCTCATCAATCAATATGTTATCCATGATTTGATTCACTAAAACATTTGCATTTTCATTTGTCATAATTTCCTTTCACGCAATATCGTATCGGCTTTGCCATAAGTGAAAATATAACAGCCTTTGATAATGCTTTGTTAGTGGTTCACATTTTTTCATCTTCTCTATTAGGCGGTACAGCCCGATAGGATTTTCTTCATCTTCGCCTTGCCATGTTTCAGCCCAATTTTCAAGCGCGGAAATGATGCGGTCATACCGCTTTTTTAGTGTAAACATTTTTCCCCCTTTGGTAAGCACAACCGCAAAGCATCCCCCGATAATCCCCTATTGGATTGCGCCATGTGACGCGCTTTGCGGTCATGCCATTTTTTTGTGATAAAATTTCTCCGCGCTGTGAAAAAATCCGTATGCGGTTTGCATCTATCCGACCATAATTTTGGCTTCAATGTATCCATTAGTTAAGATGCGCCTTCTGTTTTTCAACTTTTTTTCTATCCACAAATTGCACCACATATTTTGCATACGCGGTCAGGATTTGTTGCCCTTCAAATTCAAAGGTCAGTTTGCCGTCGGTCTGGGCGGTCACAAACAACTTTTTGAACTCAAAATAATTCTTCTCGTTTACAGATGCCATTTCAATTTTTCCTTTCTTGTTTTCAATTTGATCGATTTGCCTTCACTTATTTTCTATCGAATGAAGCGCGGAAAGACCGCGCATCATAGTCAATAGGCTTTATCGCATCATCAATGCCTTGACCTTCATCCATGCCTATTTCATAGGCTTTTTTCAACCCTTCAAACATCAATGAATCTTGTCCGTACAAGTCAAGCATCACATTGAATAAGTCACCGATTGAATCCGCTTCCTGTATATCATCCACTAGGAATGACGCGCCTTGCGATACACCGCCAAAAGACCCGAATCCATAATCTTCATCAACTTCAATCGGGAATGCATCCCGAATCCCTTTGAATACAGCCTTGCAAAAACAGATTGACTTATACAATTCCGACAAGATAACATATTCCTTTGATGTGTGCGCTTCATAATATCCAGCGCATAGATTGATGCCACCGATTTTCACTTCTGGTATAATTTCTGACAAGTCGGTGAAAGTTCCGTCACCGAATTTCAATCCGAATGAATCCATGAAAGGCTTCAAGGCTTCATCCATGACCGCGCCTGTTGATGACGGATAGCATAAGTTATTTATCACTTCATCACATCCGCGCCTATCAACTTCAATAAAATAACAAGTATTTTTGAAAATATCCTTGTTGATTTTATCCGCACCGATACAGCCTATTTCTTCATCAATGGTAAAGACCGCATTCACATCACAATCTTTTAGGCATTCAAGCGCGGATATTATTCCGCATTTATCATCCGCGCCTATGCCATTGTCACTTGACAACCTATTTCCATCAAAATAAATTGTCTTTGATGCCTTGCTATGCACCGAATCAAGATGCGCCACTATGCAAGGCTTCGATTTTTCAAAATTGCCGACAATTATATTTCCAAAATTGTCCGAATGATATTCCACTTGCAAAGTATCAAGGCGCATCTTGACAATGCGCTTGATGTTTTTCAAGTGACCGCTTCTGTTGTGACAATGCCAAACATCCGCATAGTCTTTATACAATGCTTTCATCTTCAATCCCTTCTGGAATCCAAGTTCCATTTTCATTTTGAGTACATTCATCTATCAAATAATTTTCACCTTCATAATCAACCGCATTATCTTGATGCGTATAATCGCCATTTTCTAATTGAACCGCATCACATGACGGAATATATTCTTCCGCATAATCATCATAAGTACAATCATCACAATGAAAATAATCTTCCGCACCTTCACAATAAATATAATTATCATCACCTTTATTTATCCATGAATTAAGATTTTCCGAATACACCGCATCACCGCGCATGATACAATTTTCATACGCTTCACTATATACCGCGCATTCATCACAACAAGACCCAACATCATCAACATAATTTGAATCATCTTCATGCATCCTTGCGCCACAATCCGCGCATGAATACCTTCCAGAAGTCAATTCATCAACCGAATCATATTCCGTACTATCAAGGCAAACATCACCGCCAAAAGATGAAAGACCTTTCAAGGCTTCATCACAATAGCGGAAAGTGTCAAAGTACGGCATAGGCGCATCCGTATCTTGCGCGGAATATGGAATCTTGACTAATTTTTCAAATGAATTGTTTTTATAATGCGGAATGTTTTTGCTTTCCGCCCATTGATACAGCGCGGATGCAACATTAGAATCAACCGCATAGACCCTATCAAGATATTCAGTGTACTTGAATGCCTGATTATCATAGCGCGATACATCATCCGTCTTGATCCGTACAGCTTTCCAAAATAGACCACGCGCCAAAATTGCACCG